ATGATCTCGGACACAGCCAGGGCAAAGCAGAATGTGAAGCCGCGTACGCTGTTGCCGCCGCCAAGGAAGCGGCACGGCAAGTCCAGGTTGGCATCACCGTCACGAAGACCTCAGAAACCAGAACCCAGCAACACGCGGCGTTTGCCCGCGCCAATAGAGAGATCGTCGCCGATGTCGAAGCCCGCGCTGCAACGCTACCGCCGCCTCCGGCGGAATGTCCTGCTGCTGTGCCTGCTGACCTTGCTGACAGGCTGCGCTCACTCCGTTGATGTGGCACCGCCGCAACTGCCTGACGAACCGCCTGGCCTGACCGCCTGCACCGACGAGCCGGTGCCTGGGCTGCCCGGCGCTACCGGGCAAAGCTGGGACACCGCCGCAGTCGTTGGCATCATCGGCGATCAGCGCAGTTCAGCCTTGGCCAAGGATCGCTGCGGCCATGATTGGCGCGATTTTTACAACGACCTGGTGAAGCGGATGGCCGGCAAATGAATTACGATACACCACCGCCCCGCGGTCTGGTCGAGCGCCTGCAATCCGACAAGGCGGTTGTCACCTATCGTGCCGTTGTCGGCCTGGGCGTGACCATCATCATGGCTCTGGTTGGTGTCATCGGGCACTGGATTTTATCGGACCTCGAAACTCTGCAGGCGCTGGTTCGCAATACCGTGCCCCAGATTGCCATCAATGCGGCCCATATTCAGGATCAGGGGGACCGCCTGACCCATGTCGAGGGAAAGGTGGAAGGCATTGACCGACGGGTGACAGTGATTGAGACCAGACAGGGCATGAAATAAATGGCTTCAAAGCCGGTTTCCCGCCCCATGATGCAGGAGGCGATTGACGCCTATACCAGGGCCGCCGGCGATGTCGGCGCCGCCGCCCGGTCGCTTGGCGTGCGCGATTCCACCTTTCGCCACCGGCTGAAGCGTGCGCAAGAGGCCGATCTTAAGCCTTCGGCCGGCGTCTTCGACCGCAAGAATCCGGCGCACATGGAACAGATGGTGCGCCAGCTTGAAAAGCAGTTGGCCGACAAGGACCGTGATGCGCTGACGGAAGAAAGCATCCGCCGCGCCATCCTGCAGATGAAGCAGCGGGTGGACATGCTGGACCCGCCGCCCTGGCTGTTGCAGGCGTCGGCGGTTTCGAAATCCCCCGGCGTGCCGACCCTGTTTCTTTCAGACCTGCATTGGGGCGAGAAGGTAGAGCCTTCCCAGATCAACGGTGTCAACCGCTACAGCGTCAAGATCGCGCACAAGCGGATGGAAGCGCTGGCCGAAGGTGCCGTGCGCCTGCTCGGTATCCTGTCGCCGGCAATGGATTATCCCGGCATCGTGGTGCCGCTGGGTGGCGACATGATCAGCGGCAACATCCATGACGAACTGACCGCCACCAACGAACTCAACTCCATGGATTCGGTGCTGGATCTTTTTACGGTGCTGGCCGGCTTTCTGGAAGGCATGGCGGCGCGCTTCAGCAAAGTGTTCTGCCCCTGCGTCACCGGCAATCACGGCCGCGACACCCATAAAATCTGGAACAAGGATCGCCACAAGACCAGCTTCGACTGGCTGCTCTATTGCTTCCTGGCCAAGCGGTTCGAGAATGACAGGCGGGTGAGTTTCTACATTCCTGACGGGCCCGATGCCTATTTCCGCATATTCGGCCACCGCTATCTTCTGACGCACGGCGACCAATTCCGCGGCGGCGACGGTATGATCGGTGCGCTGGGGCCCATCATCCGCGGTGACCACAAGAAGCGCAGCCGCAACGCCCAGATCGCCATGGACTATGATACCATGCTTTTGGGGCACTGGCACCAATATATCCACCTGACGCGGCTGATCGTGAACGGATCGCTGAAGGGCTATGACGAATACGCCTATAACAACAATTTCGGCTTCGAGGCGCCGCAGCAGGCGCTGTGGATCACCCATCCACGCCACGGCATCACCTATCGCTCGCCGGTCTATGTCGAGCGCAACCAGGCGGTGCCAAAGGCCGAATGGGTCAGCGTGGCGGCAGCATGATCCAGTTTCTTCTTGACCCGCGCTTCTTCAACTTTCTGATCATGGCGCTCTATGGCCTCAATATCCTGCGCTGGCTGCTGGCCGCGAACTTCTGGGCGGCTGGCTATTGGGCCTGCGCCCTTGGCCTCACCTGCATCATCACCTTCGGACGCACCCATTGAACCCGTCAGAGCGCATTACCCTGCACCACGGCGACAGCCGGGTGGTGCTGAAGGACTATCCTGCCGGACACTTTGACTCCGTCGTCACCGATCCGCCTTATGCCCTGGTCTCCATCGTCAAGCGGTTTGGCAGCGACAGAGCCAAGCCGGTCAACAACGCTGGCACCAAGGCCGGGAACAAGGGCGATCCTTACGCCCGCGCCGCCAGCGGCTTCATGGGGCAGAAGTGGGACACCGGCGAGACCGCCTTTGATCCGACCTTCTGGGCGGAAGTGCTGCGTGTGCTGAAGCCTGGCGGCCATGTCGTGGCTTTTTCCGGCACCCGCACCGTGCATCGCCTGGCCTGCGCGATTGAGGATGCCGGTTTTGAAATCCGCGATCAGTTGCAATGGCTTTATGGCAGCGGGTTTCCGAAAAATCTTGATGTAGCAAAGCAACTCGACAAATTGGGGGGGGTATGGCGCGGTCGTGTGACACGCGCCCTCCCTAACAAGTCTGTCGCCAAGGGCGCGGAATATGAGCGCGTGCCGAAAGGTGCCGCGGTGTCTGACACAGCCAGATCATGGGAAGGTTGGGGCACGGCCTTAAAGCCCGCCTGCGAGCCGATAGTTCTGGCCCGCAAGCCGCTGGACGGCACGGTAGCTGTCAATGTACTGGCCCATGGCTGCGGCGCGCTCAACATTGACGGCTGCCGCGTCAGCTATGCGAGCGAAGAAGATGCAGCAGCAGCAGCAGCAGCAGCAGCAGCAGCGCAAAGAATGGGCCAGTCTGACACCCAACTGATGGCCGGCTTGGCGTCTATCAAGGCTGCACCGGATCAGGAAAAGATTTCTGCCTCGCTCGACAACTGGAATGAAAAAGCAAAACTGGGCCGCTGGCCGGCCAATGTTGCGCATGACGGCAGCGAGGAAGCGGTTGAACCATTCCCGACGGAAGGTGGTGTTTCCGCTGCTCGTTTCTTCTACACCGCCAAGGCCGATGCCAGTGATCGCATCGGCTCAAAGCATCCAACGGTCAAGCCCATTGATCTGATGCAATGGCTGGTGCGGCTGGTGACGCCGCCCGGTGGCCTGGTGCTTGAACCGTTCGCCGGCAGCGGCACGACCGGCGAGGCGGCCTTCCGCGAAGGTATGTGCTGCGTGATGATCGAGCGCGAGGCCGGGTTCGCTGCTGACATTCGCCGCCGCATTGAATTGATGGCTGCCGGGCCGGAAGAGCGCGCCCGCGCCACGGTCAAGGCAAAGATTGCCGACGGCCGGATAGCCGATGATGCCGGCCCTCTGTTTGGACCGGAAATTGCACGAACGAACGAACGAACGAACGAACGAACGAACGAAATACAACGGTCACAAGAGCAAGTTCTACGTCGGCGAGGCCGCACGATTGGCCCCATCGGGCTCAGGCGGTGACCAGTGAGTGACGCCGCCGCTATCTGCACTGCCGCCGCCGCACTGGTCGGCGGCGACCGGGAGCGCCAGCACGGCTCGAAACTGGATAACCACACACGGATCGCCGTGCTGTGGAATGGGCTTCTGATCGCGGCCGGTAAGGCACCGGCCAGGCCGCTTGACGCGCATGATGTCGCCAACCTGATGGAATGCCTGAAGATGGCCCGGCGTTATTCCGGCAGTTACAATCCTGACGACTATCTGGATGGTGTCGGCTATGCCGCCGTCGCCGGTGAAATCCGCGCGACCATGGAAGCCGAGAAGTGACGCTGCCGCTGTCGCCGGTCATGCTGGCCCGAGCCTATGACTATTTGCGCAGCAGCCCGCCCTTCATCGAATGGCGTCTGCCGCCGTCGCGCACGCTGCTCTTCCGCGTCACCCGCCATGCCGACCGCTTCAGCCATGTGCGCGGCTATATCCGCAGCCAGGGGGCCGAGATCGCCGTGTCGGAACGAAAGGTCGGCTCAAGCCGCGTGCTGATCGAGTGCATGGCCCATGAAATGATTCACCTGCATCAGCACCTTCAGCGCAGTGAGACGCCCAAGACCCAGCACAATGCCGAGTTCGAGGCCCTGGCTGATCTGGTCTGCCGCCTGCACGGCTTCGACCGCAAGACTTTCTGATCCCGAACGGCCGCGCGGCCGGTCATCTCCTCCCGGAAACAGCAGCCAGCATTCCCCCATGCTGGCCGCCCCGCGCGAAGACTGCCCCGCCGGCGAAAGCCGGCGGGGCCTTTTTCATTTCGGCAAGGCCGCCGCCGTATATAAAGAATCCGCTGTTAGGGTATTTGTTAGGGCGGCGGCGGCCTAAGAACAAAAGAGTCCTTTAGAAACAGGCTTTTAACGCGCCATTTTGGCGGACAGGGAGGGATTCGAACCCTCGAACGGCTTTCACCGTTACACACTTTCCAGGCGTGCGCCTTCAACCACTCGGCCACCTGTCCACTGGGGCGGAAATATACTGGCTGGGCCGGTCCCGCAAGCTTTCTGAAAAAGGGCGTGATTTGAGAGAAAAGGAGCCGGAACCGCTAATAGTCATTCCCATGCGGGGCGACGGAAAAGTCCCGT